GTCAGAATAAGGATGAGAACTATGCGTTCCATCTCTCCAGGGGAACTTGTCCCCGTTAGCCTGCTAGGCTAACCCATCGGCAAGTCGACTTGAAGCTGCCGCGCTTCGTACTAGATTGGAAGTCTAATCCCTCAGTCCTACCTGAAAGGTAGGCTAGAGGATTAGTCTGTTTATCTTCGATCAAGCAGTAGTTTGATCCGAAAATAAACCCTTCCATTCGAGCAGGTCTTTGACCACAGCTGTGGCTATCCGGGTCCAGGGAAGGAGTGATAAGGGAATTATCCCTCTCATCCGACACTGGCTCCGGTAAACCGCATGTGCTGCAGTCACTGACCCTTGCGTCAGTAGTTGGGACTTTGGGTCCCATTCTAGGTTGACAGTCTCCGATCCCCTCGAGGGTTCTTGCCCCAACGTGTGCAAAATCACGTCGGAGAAGATCTCGATCGGAACCAAGTGACTGTTCGATCCTAGTTTGTAACCCGAGGCCCCACTTGTTGAGGCAGGCGAGTTCGTCTCCATCAATACTATCCTTTCTTTTGATTGGATCGTAGTGTATACGCTTCTGTTTCCAACACTGCAAATCTGCATTCCAACGCAGATCCGTAGTGAAAAGATAACTGAAGTGATATAGTCCTGAACCCAAAGTTTTGGATTTAGGTATGGTACGTCTCACCACTCGACTCAGCATATCGCGTATCGCTTGGGCGACTATCCACTTTCCTCTAAGATAAAAGAGGTCCGCGGTAGCGTTCCAAGACATTACGTGTTCTGCTGTCCAGTGTCGTGAATTGTCAGGCAGATCCATTCGGGCATAAACCGGATTAACCGGAATTCCCTTATAGAAATCAGCCCCACAAGACTCTCGAAAATTTGAAAATCGAAAGCTCTTGTTGACATTAACCTTTAGAGCATAGCTCTCCAGGTAATTCACGACTACGTCCGTATAGTCTACCGGGACAATTATGTCGTCCCCATAGACATCGATCTGTCTGCTATAATCGCGGATGGATCGTGAACTAGGACGCCGGCCGTCAAGCTGGTGCATCGCACATTGAATAAGGGTATAAAAAACCATTGCCTCAACGGGAAAGCATAAAGCTGAACCCATCGAAGCATACTTATTCAAGACGATGTTCCTGCCATTCGGCAGAGTAGCGTGTAATGAACGAGCATCCTCTAAGTAATCGAGGAGCCATGAGTTCTTAAAGATACGTTGGACTAAGTGCAAATGCACTCGATCTGACGCATCCTTCATGTCTAGCGTAGCTAGTCGTTTATCAATACTGCTACTGTACGCGAGTCTCTGATTAACATCTTGACGCGTAAAGCGTATAGAATGTTTAGTCAGTCTATGTCCTTCTATAGCTTTATATACATAATCCTTTACGGATTGCTGCATATATTGCACATGAGAAGGTTCTATAGCAATGACTCGTGGCGCCGTCTGTGTTTTAGGAACGAATACTACACGAACGGGGAGTTCTTCCCGAATTCGTAAATATTCGATCTCTTCTGCACATCCGGTACCTTCTCGTCTACTCCCGACTTCTGCTGCTGCTCCATAGTTGGGGTAGCAGTGTAGGTCGGACGGGAAGGTAAATTCCGATCTATGGTTCCACTTTCGGATACGATACCTCTCGTTAGAGAGATAACGATCTGCAGTGACACCAGGACCGTGATGACAGACAAGATCAAGTACATCAAGCTCAGGAAAAACCTCAGCCCAGATGATTCTTGAAATCTCGTCAAGGATAATATCCCTTCTCTCTACTTGAGAGGTCATCTCGCGGAGTTCGCCTTCTACTTCAAGAAAGTGTTCTATGGCCTTCAATTCACGCGAAGGCGTACAGCTGATCTTCTGTTTCTTAAAGAAACGGCAGATCTGCCTGATGAAAAATACAGCATCAGGACACGAATCTTGTCGTAGCATACCATCCATATCGAACACTCGTTTGAAGAAACCTCCGAGAAATCGGGGGAGCCTTCGATGTCGACTAAATTGAGTCGGACATTGGAACGATCCTGCTTCCAGGCCTCTTTCGAGGGCATCTGAGAGCAGAGGAAGGGTTAAAGTTAAGAACGATAACCCCTCGTGTTCAAATCGACGTAGTAGAGTTACTACGTCGCGTTCTACGGACAAGTCTAGGTCCATTTCTGCTTGACGCAGGATGGCCTCGACGAGCATGGTCGGTCTTTTCATCTACTCCTCCATTATTATGGGGTGGTAGAGACCGTCTAAGCTTACCTCCAATGTGGAAAGTTATCTACTTCGATTTTGTGAAGAAACTAATAAAATACTTCACAAAACGAACGGTAAAAAGTTGAGCTACGATTTCCTTTATCGTAGACTTAAGCTTCACCGCCGAGGACCTTGTTGTAATTGGTTGAAGACAACCAAGTCTTCATGGCCTCGAGAAGATAACCGATCTCAGTATCCGAGAAAACGCCATTACGCGGCTCGTCGATGACGAGATACGTGCTGACGCCCGAAAGTGCATTAACTGCACTGATCGGATCTGCCGCAATTTTATCCTGCGACAGTCGGATTTCCCGACGGAACCGTTTGGCAGTAACATTCTGCTTTACGATAAACGTCTTAAGACCATCAGCCGTTGTGTAAACACTGTTAGTCGGACCCTGTTGGGTCCGAGGAAACGATGTCGCCACCGCGTTGATAGTCAGGGATTGAGGATCTGCAAGCATTAGAAGCTCCTATGTTTACGCGTTACTAGGTACAACACAACAATTGTGAGGTACCGAGATACACAACGTGTGTATCAATTAGCCGTTGACCCGGGACAAACCTAATGACCCAAGGATCGAAAGCTGCATTGGATTCAAACCGTTTGGGTTTGAATTAAAACCAAAGGGATCTCCCTTCGTTCTGTATTTACTATACGAACGATTGGAGGCTGAAGCGGTTACTTCGACTACTTCTCCGTTAGGGCGAAAGAATTTACCATTGACATCATAACTGATCTCAACGGCTTTCTCTCGCATTACGTACCAGTAGTCCGCCGCAAGGCGGTCGGCTACTCCAGCATCAAGCATTGATAAACAATCGCCTGCGTTGGAGAACCAATCGATTAACCACGACCACGGGATCATATTGTATATAACACGTGGGGATGGTTGAAGGCCAAATAAACGGGCCATCATCATCCGAGTCCACGCTATGTCCCGAGGACCGTCTGGTAACCAGTATCTGAATCGGCCAGTGGCCCATACATGATCTGTTTCCCAGCGCTTGAAAGTGTACTGCGGTTCACTGGCATAATATTGGGTAACAAGAACAGGGTAAAGTGCCCCGTAATTGAAACCCGTCCAGCCCGTAGGTTCACTTGAAGCTTGAGAGAGAGTTGTACTCGCTCTCACGGTCTTTCCGTTGTTGGCAAGTAGCCACTTCAATTTCTTCTGAGCATTGCGCTGAAATTGCACCATGTTCCGAATATCTTGAAGCAGCGGCTCCCATCCGAACTGTAGCGCGAGCCAGTAATTTGAAATACTGGCAAGCGGTCTAGTTGGATCAAGGAAGCGCTGACGAAGCATTGCAGGAACTTCACGCATCTCATAGAGAGCGTTCAGTCCTGCGAACGTAGGCTTCGTAGGTTTCAGCCTTGCGTATGCCATGGCACCCCAGTCGTCTCCAGTATACGTGCCAGAGGGATAACCCTCTGCACCGACGATGAACTCCGCACTGAAACAGCCTTGATAAGACTGATTCAGGGGACCTCCTCGCCAGAACGTATCTGAAGCCGTACACCCCTTACGTTGGTAGAAGCCTTTACAATAAAAGCCACCGCCAACATTAGTATTAGGGGGGAAATCGGGATAGCCCCAATGACCACGAAAACCATCAACTAACTGCTTATAGTCTACAGTTAGATTGCTGTACTTGACACTTTGTAAAGTGTCTCCGTAAAACTCTCTACCTACTTCAGTAGAGACTATGTTTTCGCGGTAAGGCATTAACAACTCCTTTGGTTTTGGAGTGTTCCGTAGAACGTGGGGGCCCGTGAG